CTTGTAGTGATATTAAAATATGACAATCCATTTTTAACTAGAGCGTGTAAAACTGCTAATCCAGTTAATCCAACTAATATATGTATTGTCTCAGGATTTAAAGTATTCATTAAAGTATTTGTATGTTGGTAAATATATTATTTTCCAATTTAATATTGATTTATCTAATATAAAAAAACTTATAAAACTAACGGATATATTGTATAAAATATTTAAGATAAATACATAAAGATAAATACATAAAAAATAAGATAAATACATAAACATCAATAATGTTTCAGGGGATCAATATTAATGCCAAAATTTGAAATACCAATTGATATAATGGATAAATTAATTAACTATAGAAACAGAATTATTATAAATATAAAAGATAAAACTAAAGTTGTGTATAGTATGACACAAAACTTAACTTGGTCTAGGGTCTCCGAAGACAACTGTAGTTGCTAGTGTTTGGTTCAATTCAGAGGATGTATTAGACCATTTAAATCCACTATTTGTAGCATCTGCTAGACTAGTCTGTGCTTGTTGATACCATAGTGATGCAGAATGCCAATCTTCATTATTATTTTTAAATTCTTCCAATGATGCATATGTATGTTGTTCCTTAGAAATTGTATTAAAATTTGTTAAAATACTCTTCTTAGAAACATATCCAAGTGTTTGGTGATATTCTATCAAATCATTTAAATTTATTTTCTTTATTTCTTTATACCACAGCCATACATAATATGGAGATATTACAAGATTTATTATTTCCAATAGTATAAATACTATCTTATACTGGTATAAGCTAGAAAACAATTTGATACATTTTGTCCTCATATCAGGCTGAAACCATTTAGGATTAATAGTCCTAACATATTCCTCTAGTGCTACAAATAACTTATCTTCTTTCTCTTGATGTAGAGGTGTTGTATCATTAATAACCTTTCGTAGTAATAGAATAATCGCACCTATTACACCAATAAACCACAACACATTACGATTAAATGCTACAATACAATCTGTTAGTATATTATCATTAATAAATGATAGTCCTATTAATAGAATAAAGAAAGAACCCAATACGAAATTTATAAATCTTATTATAATACTAACAGTAGCCTTTTTTTTCTTAGCATCTAATACACATTTTAAGATATTACCTATATTATTTCTCCTACGTAAATATTGATGCTCTAGTTCATTATAATATCTTAACCTCCATAAAGCTTTAATTGTCCATTGTCTTTCTATAATCAATTCAGGATTATGATATATTTGCTCCCCGTAATTAATCAATGAATATACTAGAACAATATAAATCGCAAATGGTAGAGCGAATAGATTTAATACTCCTACTAAAATAAGATGTCTTTTAACCTTTTCCTTATAATTATCAATCGTTTCTTCAGTAATTTGACTTTGTTTATTAAATAATGGTGATATGAAGCAATATGTGAAATTACGTTCAAGGAATTCTGTCATACGGGTTTTGGTGAATTCCTGGTATCTATAAAATGATATTTTCAGGTTATCTTCTCGCATTATCTTTGACGTAATTGTATATGGATTAAGGTTTGGGTCAGGATATGTTAGTATTATCCTGTCCATCACCTTATTCCAATTAATAAATTCAATGGTATTTTTAGGGATATTCAACTGATTTTCGTAGATATTCTTTATTTTCCAAGCACTCCGAATTGTATTAACAACATTAATTGTTAGACAAAATAAATATAAAGTATATGCTACAAAACATAATATGAAATATGGAGATGATGGGAAAATATTACTAATGTTAATAAATTCTCCAAAGTTATGATTTGTATCAGAACTTAAGTCATTTAATTTTGAATATTCAATACAGTTTGTTAGGAAATTAATGAAGAAGAGAATGAAATAGTTTATTAGGAGTGTAATTACATTCTCAGTCATTATATTACGAAACCCACCTTTGTTATAATAGTTATAAAGACGCCTAATAAAGACATCATCGGGTTTTACTGTATTTCCAATATCATTTGTTAAAATTAATGAATAATCCATTTTTAATTAAGTTTTTATTAACAGAAAATGGTTAAATGATAAAATGACAAAATGACAAAAAATTGTTTTTTTTTCCTTTAAAAAGTGAATTGTATTTACAGGCACCCCCGTCAATATGGTGTGTAATTTTGTTCTTTCTGTTGTGTGCGTAGTTGTTTCAGTATCTTATATAGATAAATGTCGGGAAAACACCCGATTGAAGGAAGAACTTGCTGCGTCTAAGCAGAAATATAGGGATATACTGTCGAAAACTTTTTTAGAATATATGTCTCAGGATACTGAAATAATGATACTTAACAACAGAATAAACGCGTTAAGGAATGCCATTATCACAATACTGAAACGAAAAGAAGCCATAAACTCCGATGACTTGAAGATTGCCATCGGCTTAGAGATACTCAAAATTTCTAAGGAAAAACCGAGTTCATCTCAATGAGTTGTGTGTATAATAAAATTAATAATAAAATTAATAATAAAATAGTAAGAACTTGCAATATATAAAGAGTTCTTTTTTTTACAATAACTTAATCTACATAATCTACATAATCTACATAATCTACATAATTCTATATTATTTCTGTTTAAATATTAATGGGGGTAAGATAATATAATATAAGATAATATAAGATAATATAATGGATACCAAATCACAAAATACTATTATCCGTAAAAGAGGGAGAACTAAATACACAAAACAAAAAAATGGTAAAACAAAGAAAACATATACATTTCAATATCTAAACAACAAAAATAAAATTGTATCCGATAAAAACACTATTAAACACATCAAATCAATCCATATTCCACCTGCCTATAATAATGTAATAATCAATAAAAAGAAAACCCATAAAATACAAGCCATCGGCACTGATGACAAAGGGCGTAAGCAATATATATACAACCCGAGATTTATAAAAGCAAACCAAAATAATAAATATAAAAATATTGTTAAACTAGGCAAGAATATTGAAAAAATCAAACGAGATGTTCGAAAAACATTACTAGATACATTACACAGTAATAAGAAACCCTCAGAATGGGATAAGCAAACTAATATTGCGATTATAGTTTTTCTTCTAGATACTTGTAATTTCAGAATTGGAAACTCAAAGTATATGAAATTATATGATAGTTATGGTGCTTCCACACTTAAAGGAAAACATATTAACATCAGAAATAATACTGTGCATATTACATTTATTGGGAAGAAAGGTGTGTTTAATTCTAGCATTGTTAAAGATGATGATGTTGTTAAACTTCTAAAAATGTTGAAAAGCAGGAAGAAACCAGATGATTTATTATTTACTACAAATGGAACACTAGTATCTCCAGAAATGGTATCTAGTTATTTACAGCAGTATGATGAGGATATTACGCCAAAGATGTTTCGCACTTGGTATGCGAATTATTATTTCCTTGATAAAATCCGTAATGATATGAAGAATAGAAATGAATATCTAGTAAATATGTTAAATGCTCATCATATGATAAAACGTAATACTAAGAAGCAGTTTGATAAATATAAGACGAAGTATATTAATCAGTGTTGTGATTATATAGCCGAGAATTTACATAATACTGCTAATATTTCTAAAAAGAGTTATCTAGATTATCAATTAGTTGAACTTTTTATTAATAATCCACATAAATTCATTGATAGAATAAAACAGAAAAATAATGTGCCAAATCATCGTCTATTAATGAGTATTATTAACAGAATGAATGAAAAACGATAAATATTTAATTCTTTTTTATTTTTTTATTTTATTATTTATTTTATTATTTATTTTATTATTTATTTTATTATTTAATTTTACATTTTTTTTTACATTTTTTTTTAATATTTACGATATAAGAGGACAAATTCATATAGTATTATATAGAAACTAATGAAAATTATATATATTTTAAAAAATCAGATAATATAGTAAAGATGATTTCAACATTGTCTGTTTCTTATAACGAGAATTGCTGTATAGCAAGAAAAAACCAAAAGTCTGCCGTTCATCTACAATGTTCTTACCCAAAAAAAGATGGAAGCAATTTTTGCGGTCGTCATACAAATTATCTAACGAAGGGTCTAGTTCCTATTAATGTACCCTTAACTAGTTCCAATACTAGCGATAATCCAGAGAATAATATTATTAATAAAGATATAACAGTGATGGATTATTTATTAGATACTACTCTGAGTAAGTATAAATCAAAAGATATTATGCGTTCTTGTAAGAAAAACAAGATTAAAACAGTAAGATTTAGTCTAAAAAAAGTTCGTGGATTGCTAATTAATTTCTATAAAACACATTTACATTGTATTGCAAATGAACAGAATGTTATATTAATACAAAAACACGTAAGAAAATGGTTAATGGCGAAGAAGGAAATAATACAGGGTCCAGCTATTAATAATGTTTCATTGTGTAATAATGATAGTGATTTCTATAGTTTCGATAAATTAAGTGAAATATCAAAAAAATATTTGATAACATATAAATGTAATGATGGTTTCATATATGGATTTCATATAGAAAGTTTCATATATTTAATTAATGATGCGAGTGGTAATCCTAAAAATCCATACAATAGACAATTTATACCATCACATATTATTAAAAAAGCAAAAACATTATGGAATAATCTAAAGAATGAAAATAGTGCTTCTAATAATATCAAAATGGATAATCCCACAGACATTAAATTACGTGTTCGTTCTAAATGTGTATCTACTTTTCAAAAGATAGATATGTTCGGTTATCACACAGATGTGAATTGGATTATTAATCAATCTTTACCTAGATGTCGGTCATTATATCGTAGTTTAGCATCATATTGGAATTATAAGGCTGGATTTAGCCCTAGTTTAAAAAGAGCATTGTATCCAATGGAAATGTTGTTATTCTCTGACCGTGAATTTTTACAAATGAATAGACAACTTAATAAATATGTTATTATGGAAAATCTTATTGATAAGATTGATAAAATTGTATCTAGTGCTCTTAATCCTGATGATAGAAATACTGGTGCTATTATGGTATTAATGTCAATGTCAGAAGTAATAAGAGAATGTGCTACAGCAAATGCATTCTTAGGATAATTTTTCACTTTTTAGTTAAATCTTAATCAAACTAATTGTAAAATTGATTATTGTAAAACTGATTACTATTGATTATAAATTATATTACTACAAATTCATAATTATTACCCATAAATAAATACAAAAATAAACGATAAAACAATCATGTCTTCCATTTTCGGTGATATGGATTTTGAGTGGAGTGATACTCCTTCTAATACTAGTTCTTATAACAGAGAAAGAAATGCTTCCGATTTGGAAAGTGTATTAAGTGATTATCATACATATGTACCAAGAGCAGTTGATATTAATAATAGTGAAAAAAAGAAGAAAGGACGCCCACCAAAAAACAAATCTTCAACTTCAACATCAATATCAACATCTACTACACCTAGAGAAAGAAAAACTAAAAAGAAGGCAGAAACATCTAATGCTTTGGTATCTAGAACTATGTTAAGTAATTATGTTGGGGAAGATACTAGTAATGAAAAAAAAAAATCAGTATTACAATTATCACCAGATATATTACCAATTATGCCAGGATTTAAACCAATCTGGGCTAAAATAACAAATATTAGTAAGCAAGAATATTTAGAAACAATGGCTAATAATATTAAACAAAAAAAAGTTTCTGAAGGTGCTAAACTGATGGAGTTTATAGTATCTTGTGGTGTTCAATTCTCTAGTGTTCTAAATGACCGTGCCAAAGTTGTATTATCTGGTGTTATAAACAGAGAAGATATATTGAGTACAACCAAATATTTATATGCTGTTGTTAAAGATAAGGAATCAAAGTTGCTTTATCAATTTAGTAAAGATGGCAAACAATCTATTAAAATTATGTTGCTAGATAATGTATCTGTTCTATGTAAGGATATGAATGCTCTGTTTGGTAATAATATTATTAGAAAATTGGAAATTCGAAGAAATAATGAGAGAATAGTATGGCAATTCAATACTGCTAGTGAGCGTAATAAGTGGTTTGAAACACTAACATTGAAGATTTAATTATGATTTTGTTATAACATCATATAATTACGCATAAAATTTATTACTTTTTATATAATTATTTTTTACAGTAAAAAATTAATGCGTAATTATATGATGTTGTAAATATATTAAATATTAAATATTAAATATGAAAATTATATCGCATCGTGGTAATTTATATGGTCCAAATCCTGAATTGGAGAATAAACCAGAATATATACTAGAGGCAATAAAATGTAATTTCCGTGTAGAAATTGATTTATGGGTAATTGGTGACAATGATGAATTATACCTCGGACACGATGAACCCCAATACAAAATTACAATAGAATTCTTCAATAAAATGTCTCCAGATATGCTTCTAGTTCATTGTAAAAACCCTAAAGCACTTTCATATATCACTGAACTAAACCCTATCCTAAAACTAGAAATATTCACACATCGCAGCGATGAATATTCCTTTACTAGCACAGGAAAATTATTAATTTATCCTCATGCAAAAACACTACTAGATGGTGCTATTTTAATGATACCTGAAAAATATGAAAGACATAATCAATGTCATATTACAGATTTAGATGTTAAATTAGGTGTTATATGTACTGATTACCCATTCGATTATCTAAAAAACTTTCAAATTAAATGAAAAACTTAATTAAATAATTCAAAACCATTTAATACGTGTCCTGTTATATCTAGTCTCATTCTATTATCTAAAAACTTATATAATCCTTTCTTATTATTAAATCTTTTTTGTAAATTATAGAAGATACTAAACACAATATTCAAATCCACAGCACTCTTATTTATTTTACCATCGCTAAAACCTAATATCTTTGTTAATGAAGAGAGTGCTTCTAGTGATACTGCTAAATAATTTGTTTCTATTGTATCTTCTATAAATTTACTAATAATATGATTTACTCTAAAATTCAATTCTTTTGCGTGTTTTCTTATAAAATTAGTATGTATATTCTCTTCTGTTAATGCCCATAAATACTTACTTTCCCAATTATATTGGAAAATATCGTCGATTTTATAATTATTAGTAATAAACAATCTATTATACATTGCCTTTTGTTGTTCTAGCAATACACTTTTGTTAGGACACTTTTTTGTGAGTGCTATTAAACATTCTCCTAATTCAAAGCGTTTATCCATTTTATCAATTGAAGAATATAAATTATTACATATTTTGCTCTCTAGTGATGTATTATTAATAGCTAATAATAAGAATGCTGACGATTGTCTATATTTATCAGGGTTCTGATTATATTCATTCCGATAATATTTTAGAGTTCCTTTAATATTATTTTTAACACTAGATGTTAATTTATCATTGAACTTTTGAATATCAGTAATAGTTGCTATATTCCTAACATTTTGCGATTTATCTATTTCTATTTTGTTATTTTCAACTTGATATGGTACAAATTCTGTGAAATTACTATTGATAAAATTTATAAATGGTTTGTAAATACTACTTGTGAAATATCGTTGGTTCATTAATTGATATATTGGCTTCTTATATTGGACTATTTTATAGGCATAAAAAACAATATTATTACTAGAATTCGCTTTTTTTATTAGATTAGACTTAATAAAATTCCACGATTTATTAGAAAATACTTTTGGTAAATATGTAGCACGATTATTGTAATCATCAATAACAATTAATCCATATATGTCATTGTTGAATGGTTCGTTCGTTTCTGTAATAATACCCTCACTAGATACTTGATAAATTGGTTTCATCATATAGTCCAATTCATATTCTGATAAAGCGTCGTAATGAAGTGGAGTGGTAAAGTATTTACGTCTGTCATCATTAAATGTTGCTTTGTATGATACATTTAATGTATGGTCTAATAGTTTCTGTTTTGATACTGGATTGAAATTATTATCCCAATAACCGATGCATCCGTGAATGTCTTCGGGCCATTTATGTAATTTCTTATATCTGCGAACAGTAGTAAAAACACCAAAACAATTTGATGGTATTATATTTTTAAGATTTGGAGAGTAATCTGGTAATGTAATATTTAATCCAGCCGATATTGCTAAATCTAATAATTGAGTTTCCATAATTACTATCTTTATATATAAAATTGATTTTAAAACATATTATTAAATATTTATTAAATATCTTTTGGAATTACAAAACTTAAATACATAACATTTAGTTATTTAACATATTAATGAAAATAATAAAAGCTATTAGGAATTTACAATAAATACACATTAAAATGATTTCTGATAAGAGAGAATACATTGACCCTGAAATAGAATATGCTTGTAATAAATGTGGTAAAAGCTTCTATAAAGGTAGTGCCCATTATCACGATGCTTTAATAGACAATAATGTTATATTCTGCGTTGATTGTATTGTATCAATCGCAATAAATATTAAACTAGGTGGTTATAGAGAAATACCTGTTAGTAAAATGGACTATTTTTATACTTTCTTACCTATGATTTTAAGAAAGAATATAAGCATATTTAAAAATAATATTAATACTATTAAAAATAGGAACGATAATACATTTGTTCGTAGAATGATGGCTAGTATGGCTATTACTACAAAACAAAAAATTTGTTAATATAATTATTTATTGAAAAATTTAAAGTTTAAACTTTAAACTTTTAACAATGTTTTATATTATTATTTTTTTACACACCGCGTCATATGGAAGAGCTTAAGAGGGAAGAACAATATGGGTTCTTCGGAGACACTCTTTGTGTGCCGATTCAGGTAGGTTTAATTTCTTTCAACCAATCCAATATCTGTTGATGGTTATGTTTTTTTGCATTGTTTAGAGCAACAGTGTATCTTAAAGATTTGTGCGTGTGTGCAAATTTAAGAGCTTCAAGGTGACCATTCTTTGCTGCCATCATTGTTGTTCCTAAGCCCATCGAGACGTTTTTCTCGTGTAGCCATTTCATAACAGCGACGTTACCGCAAGCCGCTGCGCCCGCCATAGTGGATTCCGAAAATTTGAATTTAGAATACCCAAATTTGCATTGCTCGTCGAACAAATTAAGGACATCGGATCTTCCAAGTTCGGCGGCAGTCTTGACCTCAACCGGACAGTCGTTGTTGCAAAGCCATTCTAAGACTTGAACTTTGTTATGATGAATCGCAAGATCAGACAGTGTTGTGTCCCAGGAGGAAGTTCTTTCCTTGATATAGAAAAGCATCCCATCGTTGTACTTTGTCAAATCCGTGAGTGACGATTGGGTTTCCAACATGCGCTTAACAACGTGTCCGTCGACATATAAGAATTTCTGGATAAATTTGGTATCGTTGCCAGACAACTTTAAAAACATGGACCCGTATACGAGTTCCATGTGATTTTCGTATACGGAAACCATTTTCAGAAACTCAGGTATCATATGCTTTGTCTCTGGATTAGTTAATAGCAAATGCTTCAAACGTCGAAATGCTACAAATTCCGTCACATGCATTGCTTTGGCAATTTCTGTAACTTTACTTTGGATGAATCCAATATTGCCGTCATTTTCAGACGCCATTATTAATGGTGTGTTGTCCTGGTGAAGACGGGCTCTTTTGGGAAGATAGAACGTGGGCGTTCAACACATAAAGAGAAGAATGAAATAACCCTTTTATTATACAAAATTTCAATTTTTGTTAATAATAGTAAAATATATTTGGCAAAAGATAAATCAAAAAATATAAATATTATTTGTCAAATATCAAATATTGATAAAAAAGATGAAAAAAGATTATTAATGGAATTATCTATTTTACACCCTCGGAAATTTAAAATGCCGTTTTCAAACATTTTGAATCTTCAAGGTTTAGCCATTTCAGACTTATGTAAATTGTGGTTATGTGGTTGTATTCCAAGGAATACAATAGGTAGCAATATACCTAAGTCGTCATTTAACTTTTTTGCAAGAGTTAATACTCCACTGATTGCTGAAAAAACAGCTGACAGATTAATAGCATTTTATGTAGCAGCATAAAGGAACTTAAATCCGCATACCCCTACAACCATTAATCCACAAAAGGATTTTTCCAAGATTATTATAAGATGTTGGTTATCCAATAATCTGGTTTCAACCTAACTAGAGGTGATCCAACGGCGACAGAACCTTTCCATCCGTCTAATCTAATATATAGATATTTTCTTAAGTAGAAAAACGAATTATAAAAATCGGGCATTTTAAATTTCCGAGGGTGTAAATATACTTTCAAAAAATAAAAACATTTAAAAATAATATTAAAAATAGGAACGATAATACATTTGTTCGTAGAATGATGGCTAGTATGGCTATTACTACAAAACAAAAAATTTGTTAATATAATTATTTATTGAAAAAATTAAAATTTAAACTTTAAACTTTTAACAATATTTCATATTTTTTTGATATTTAATAAAAAGATTTCTAGTGTTATTGAAAATGGTTTGCCTATTACCGAAGAATACAATATTACATAAATTAGGGTAATTATTCTTTTATGGATTATATTTATAATAATAAAAATTGAAACAAAATTGAATTTAAATATTAAATATTATTATTAAAGTATTATTAAAGTATTATTAAAGTATTATTAAAGTATTATTAAAGTATTATTAAAGTATTATCGTTCATTCAATAACGTATCCTTTAACAATGGGTCAAGCAAGGAAGGTAATTTTTGGAGATATATATAATAATATGAAAATACATTACAAAGATAATAGTTCTTCCACGGAAGAAAAACACTACACTGGAATGCATCTAGTATGTATTGATTGGGGAGGAGGATACCCAATGCCAGGTGTTAAACTAGGTAATGCGAAGAACACACCATATAAATTTTCTGATATCAAAGATGATATTGGTTTATACACTGAGGCTGCTTTTCTCAAGTTATGGGGAGAAGGTCGAATTAAAGTGTATGATGAAACTAATACTAGGTTAATATCCTCAGCATATTGGAATGATAAATTATAAATTATTTTAATATTTATGGGTTATATTCGATACCATAGCCATTTTTAATCATAATATCATTAATAGATATAATATCTATTTTTTTTTTAGGATTTTCAAAGTAAATAGTTCCTAGTATTCTACCAAAATTGTCAAAATCACCACATTTGATATATACCATAGTTCCAATATTCATTATTTTATTTTTTAGAAAATCTCTAGACCTTAGAGCACTTGTTATAATAGCATCTCTATTTGGATTGGATTTAGATGGTCTCATTTCAGGACTGTTATATCCTAATAAACGTATTGTAAATTTCTGTGGTTTTTTATTAAATATAAAAACTACTTTACAGGTATCTCCATCATATACATCGACTACTTTACATTTTTTTACTTTATCTTTTAGTGTAAATTTTGGAGTATCATTATTCGCACTCATTAATTTTTTTGTTTTATTGAATAAAAAAAAAGGCATCTTTTTAATAATATTAAAATTTAAATTTAAATTTATATTTGGATTTGGATTTGGATTTGTATTTAAATTTATATTAGAGATTTATTGAATATGTGTAATTTAAGTTTATGTATCATAAATAAAATTAATATATGAAATCAATTATAATAATTTTAGTAATAATTTGTAGTAAAAATTTAAAATGACAACAACAATAGTATCGTGTTATTTTCAAATTAATAAATCCAAACACAGACACGAGAATTATCTTAAATGGATACATAATTTCCTTTCTAATGTTAATACACCTCTAGTATTGTTTTGTGATGAGGAAAGTGTTGATATGCTACAAAATGCTAGAGGAGATAAACCAATGAAACTTATTACACAAACACTAGACGACTTCTACACTGCTAAATATAAACCCATATTTGAAGCTAATTATCAAATCGATTTCGAGAAACATCAACATTCTGTTCCGCTTTATATGATATGGGCTGAAAAATCAAACTTCCTAAAAAGAGCATATGAATTAAACCATTATAATACGGATTACTATATATGGGTAGATATTGGAGCATTTCGTAATAGACCTAATAAAGGTGATATTCCACTTAATTTAATAGAAAACTGGCCTTCGCAAGAAAAGATGTCTCAAATACCACACAATAAAGTGCTATTAGGTAAAGCAGGACAATTTCCACCCGAATGTGAAATATTACTATCCAATGGTCTAACAAAAGGCGAATTTACTAGAGTATCAAAGTCCATTGTTGGAGGTATATTTGCTATGCATAAATCAATGATAGAAAGATGGCATACACTATACTATTGGACATTAGAAACATTCGCTAACAATAATCGCGTAATCTTAAAAGACCAATCTATTATGGCTAATATAAGTGTAGCATTTCCAAAAGATATAAAAATTATTAATAGAATACCTAACCTAGACGCCTGGTTTTTTATGCTGTGGCTATTAGCATAAACATATCCTATTCACCCATATCAATATTACTATTTACACTATTTTCAACATTTTCACTATTAATTACTAAACGTTTGCTACCACTAGATGTCGGTGTTGGAACTTGATAAGATAATGTCAAAACGCCGTTATGATGGTCTGCTGATACAATATCATCAGATACTCCAAATGGCAATTTATATGTCCTAGACAAACCTTCGAAGTTATGATTATAAGTATCAACTGGTCTAGTCTCATTATTATTTATATTAACTACTAGAAGTCCATTTTCCACAACAACCTCAATATTATCTAGGGGAACTCCTGGGAGACTAATATCTAAATATGTTGTATTGTTAGATTGTCTCTTATAAAATACTCCATTTCTGTATTGATTAATGTGATTAACAAAATTACGGGGGATTTCGTCCTCAATACATTCAAATAAGTTCATTGGATTTTCTAATAATTTGGCAAAAGACATCATTATAACTGATAATTTATATATACAATGTAATATTATTATGTTTTTTACTTTTTGCTTTTTACTTTTTGCTTTTTACTTAAGTTGCTAAATTAAGTTTATAAAATTGATTTTTGTTGTGTATATAAAACACTATTAGTAAAATTTGATATAACAAATCAAAGTCCTTTAAAATGATGCAAATTCCGCGTTATAACTTTAATATCGGGGGTGATACATATAGTATGCCCCTTGATTTTATGAATCAAAGATTATTTGCTAATGAGTTATGTGATAAAAAATCTCATTTCTCATATATTATTGTTAACGACGATGAAGGTGTGGGAAAATGTATATTAAATATTCCAAAAGAGTTAAATTCAGAATTAATTAAAAAAATATATTATTGTGTTGGATTATGTCTAGACGAAGTACCATCATCTATACCACTACCAATATGGTCATTAAATCATATAAAAACTGATTTAATGGAACATCAAAAGCGTATGTTAGCAAAATTGGTATCAAAGGAACAAAAATTTAAGCCTAGTCGAGATTCTCCTTTTAATCATTTTAATATAGATTTTCCAAATCCTAATGTATATGAATACGGTAATGTATCAGTAATATGTAGTACAACTGGTAAGAAACTAGTTGCTTTATCGCAATGTAATTCCGATAAGAGTAAATCAGCAAATTTACAATGTAATATAATTGTTGCCAATACAGAAAATATACCAACGTGGGAAGATAATATTAAAAAACATTATAATTTGCCATATCTAGTTATTAGAACTATAAAACAATTACGAAATATTGTTAGTTTATCTAGTGGTGAATATAGTTTAAGTTCTACTAGGTTTTGTAAATTAATTTATAATTACGAAAAATCAGGGCATAAATTTGGTAATGTGAAGAATTCGCATAATTTAGACCATCTTAATATAAAATATTGCGATGCTAATAAATACTTGAGTAGTCAAGGACATCTATTAATCGATGAAATAAACAAATATAAACTAATCTTAATTAGTGTTGAAATGTATGAATTATTGACGTGTTTTCTAGCAATTGAAAAAAAACGTATTCATCGTGTATTCTTCTCTAGTATGGAACATCTCAAGATAAATAAATTTACACCTCTAGTTAATTCAGTTATGTATTATTACATTACGAATAATAAAAATTCTGTATTAATATTTGACAAATTTGGTTATCAAAATCATTCAATTAAATACAATGACCAACAAGGCATTAATATGATTGATATTAATTTAGAAGTTCCATATTATATAAAAGCCCATAAAAACTTTATGACACAAACCTTTTGTAAATTGGTTCAAGATATACCATATATATTATCAGACACATTTGATGATAATAGTCCCAGTTTATTACATTTTAAAAATATATGGGAGAATATTTTCATCTTTTCCAATTTTGATATAACAAATATTCGCGATAAGTTTATTATTCGCAATCAAATCATCAGTTCAAAGTATTCAGATTATAATTTAAATGATGGCATTTCACCAGAAGTGGTTAGCCTTATTCATCAAAATAAAATACCACAAGTAATACAAAAACTGAAGTTAGTATGTTTTGAACTTGATAATATCATCAAATCAAATAATAATCCTTTAATAACAGAATTGGCAGAACAAAAAGAAGAACTAGCTGAAGTTGTTAGTAGAGAAGTTGATTTAGCAGAAGAAGAACGTGCTATTGCGATAACTGATATTGAAAAGAAAATATCAGTTATCAATGACAAATTAACTGATATTAATGACCGTATTAAAAATACAGAAGATTGTCCTATTTGTATGTGTGATATAACACACCCCACTGTATTAAAATGTTGTCAAAATGTTCTATGTTTCAATTGTATTATTGTATCTTTATTATCAAATCCATCTTGTCCAATGTGTAGGGGTTCAATAGAAATTCCAGATAGTTTGCAGTTGATGAAAACAGATGATATGACAGAAATAATTGAAACCATAGAACATTTGTGTAGTGATATTCGATATATTATGGAGCAGTCTAGTGATAAGTCTATTGATGAAAATTTTAACAGATTAATTAGACATATAAAAGAACGAAATGTAGAAAAAGGAATTCCAACAAGAATATTAATATGTTGCCCTCACTACAGTTTCTACTTTAATAAAGTGAGTAATATATTAACCGCTGAGAAAATTAGATTTAAAATATATTATCACCATTATACATTAAAAGCAGATTTTGATGAATTCTTTAAAGGGGATTTGTTGGAATGTATGATATTCACTAATCGTTTTAGTTCAAGCACTGATTATTCTCTTGATAATACAACTGATGTTATAATATATAATGAAGGACCCCCTGAAAATATCATTGATTATGCCATTAATATTGCGTCTAGTATTAATAGAAAAACACCGTTGAATGTTTGGGATTTAAAGCAAATCGACCAAATACCTTTTAGATGAATAATTAAAAATATAAGTAAAAATATAATAATTATAATAATATTTTTTTTTGTATTTTTATAATTTCCAAATGTGTTTTATACACAAAATTGATTTATACAAATCTTACTTCAGTTTTACACTTAAGACTGCTTAGTAAAACATAGTAAAACATAGTAAAACATAGTAAAACATATTAAAACATATTTAAAGCAATAAAATTCAAAAAATAATTTCAAATATAATGGCATCATCATTTATTACAAAACGCCGAGATGCGTATAAAAATACATATAATGATTTGGTTAAATGGCTAACAGAACATAATGTGAAGTTATCTAAGGGGAATTCAATGTTAAACCCATTTTTCTTACCTAGCTCTAAATTGGATAAATTGAATATTGAGGATATTAAGCCAAATGGCATTGGAGTTGAGTTTTCCGATGAATTGAATATACCGCAATGGATTAAACTAATGTGGTTTTCATTGGGAGAATATGAAGTATATTTCGATGGTATGAGTAATTGGCGCTTTATGGCTTTTGATGAAGTCCTTAATAATTATGAAATAAAAAATATTGTTAATGCTGGTAAGAGACTAGGACAAACAACAATGGATACTATAGATAATTATGAAACATATAAATCTAAGATAACTAGTGAGGATAAAACTAATATTATTGATTTTGCGTTTCGTTATCTGAGTATGGGATATATATTAACTCTAGCATATGATACAAAAACAAAGACATTCTTTCATAGAATTGATGGTGGTGGTGATGGACATGCTAGATTAGGTAATTTAGATGTTTATAGCAGATTTGATTTACTTGCTAGTGAAAATCATAAATCAATGTCGCTAGAAGAAATGTTTGAATGGCTAGAGGAAAATATAAAAGATACGGATTATTAAATTATCTGTAATTATAGTAATCTATAATTCAAGAAATTTATTATAAAATGTCTGCTAAAATTATTATAAATAATACATTACAAAAAAATATTACAAAAAGTATAGTTTCAACAACTCCATTTTTAGAAAAAATACAAAAAAATATAATATATGTAATAATACCTATTTTTATTGCTAATTATTATTGGAGATTGATTACACATAATTATATTGATAATGATGACAAATCAAATATTTCCAACCTAAATAAACATATTTTTATTTCTGGACCATTGTCTGGTATTACACGGTTCGCGATGACTATTATAGTTCCATTAATTTTTAATCAACAACTAAATTTATTTACAGCACAAATAAAAAGTATTGTATCATATATAGAAAATACTTCTTTTGGTATTTTATATTCATACTTAGAACCAGAACATTTAGGCACAAATTCTATTAATAATTTCCATCTATTATTATATTTAATTTCATCAACGTGTGTTATAATCGGATGTTTCATATTTGGACTTATAACAAATAAATTAAATAAAGCATTTTTGATAATGATAGTATTAACAGGATTTAGAGTATTTATTGAAACAATAACAAAACATAAAATATTAGAATATGTTAAAAGTTTTAATATATACGTAGATGCACTTATATTTGCAGGTGTTTCATCTATATCATATTTACTAATTACTATCCTGACATTCTGGATTTAAAATTCTTCTGTTCTTCCAACATTTTCAGCACTTAGTTTAACATATTTACGTAATATTTTTTTTCTTTCTTCAGCACTTAATAATCCTTTGCCATCATTGGGAGATACCTTACAAATTTTTGCGTGTTGAATACAATCACAATCAACATTTGTTTTAGGCAACATCATTTTATAATTAACAGAATGTCTAAAATCACTGCTACATTTACTATTACCACTACAACTACCAGTTGCTTCGTGTGTTTTATATAATTTTGAACTATCTAGTTTATTTTCAAAAGCCTCTAGAATACCTGTTCTACGCAGATTACATACTATTACTAATCCTAATAGAAATGCTATTGCCATTATAACATTTTCCTGTTTAATATTCATATCTTATTTGTAATCTAGTCAGAAAATATAATGAAAACTAATAAAAATAAATTATAAATAATTTACTATTTTGGTAAGATACCCATAATACGATAAGAACAATTAGGCATATCTGTTGGATTATACCAATATGTGTTGGGTTGTGCTACATATGAATTGCCCATTCGTGAATGTTGAATATGACTTAGTGCTTCTTCGGGTGGGTTAGCACTCTTTAGTAATTCACTAGTATAATTGGTAGCAGTTGCTGGTGTAGGTATATTAGCCCAGGGTTTATTGGACTGAGGACCACCAAAAATACCTCCATTTGGTAGAGATGGTGGCATTTGAGAATTTGGTGAATGGTCGCGGGTATGTGGTGGAATATTAGATGGTGTCATTACACTATAATGTCCTTTTCTAGACATATCACAATTATGTACGGGACACCATTTAATATTACCACAACCTATTTTATTTAGATTATTTGAATTTGAATTTGGATTTTTATTATTATTATTATTTTCACTCATTTTATTCTATTATAATAAGGTGATAGAAAAATATGTCAAATGTACCACTTTTTGTTAAAAATATTTATGTGCCAGTTCGCTTATTCTTTGAGAATTACATCATAAATCTTGCTGATAATAATGATATAAACGAAGTTGCTGATAATCTTTACGTAGGCAATATATCCACTGCTACCAATAAAGAATTACTACAAGAAAAAGGTATTACACACGTCATTAATATCCTTTCCCATCGTTTCGAACCTTACCCATCTGACTTTGAATATATGCATATCCACGCATATGACGTTATCAACTGGACTTTAATATACAATTTCCAAGCAACCAATCTTTTTATTAGAGATGCCCTAAAAGATGGTGGGAAAGTCTATATTCATTGTATGTGTGGTGTATCTAGGAGTGTTTCCGTATTACTAGCATATCTAATGACACAATCCACTAAATCGCTAGATGTGTTATTAAAAGAAGTTCAAGCTGCTAGACCAGTTGCTAACCCAAATCCTGGGTTTATAACACAATTAATCGAATTTCGCAAACTAATAATAAAAAATCACTATAAAAATATTCATGATATTGAACCATTACTAGACAATAAAGAAAATGATGATGACCAACTAGAATAATAAATATTATCTTACTAGATAAATCATATACAACTTTATTCTCTGGACTTTTATGTGTATGTGATTTCCGAAGTTAAATATAAGAATACTTTTCTGTTATCAAAATTAATAAGAAAAAATAAATAATGAGTTTGCCTAATGATGATTATAAGTATAATAATGCTTTAGTTTCGAAGGAAGCATTTAAGAATGGTTCTATATTAGCATTTTATGATAGTATGCAAAATGACAAATTTGGTAATCCAACGGCATTTAGACGTAATCCACACGTATGCCCTGGAAAATCTACAATGGCTTTTAGAACATTCCATAAGCACGAACATTTTGGTAGTGAGAAGTATGTTAATCCAGATGTTAATAAGGGAGTTTCATTTGATAAAGATATAGCAAAAATACAGATGAAATGGGATATTGCTAGAGAGAAAAAAAATAAGGATATTGCTATATTAGAGAATGGTGATTTTGATATTATGTTTGGTGAAAACTAGATGGGTTAGTAATTACAAAACTTATACGGTGGAAACAGAAGTTAGTAAGTAAAATATAAAAAAAAAAAGTAAAAATAATACATATTTTAATATTTAAATTCCAAAATCGCTTAAATATTTTCTCCAATTGCCATTAACATATCAATACTCCATTTTAATTGTCTAGTAGCATCATCTTGTTTCTCACAATCTAGTAAATATTTATAATATTTTATAATATTATTTATTTTTGAAGAAATATTTTTGTCTAATATATCAGTTGTCGATTTATAATTATTATTCAAAGAGTTATCTAGTGTTTGAATTATCTGTTCTATTTCATTAATCACATCTAATTCTTTATTATGCGTATTGAACCGTTTTAAATATTCAACAATATCCATAGTATTTATATAAATTTCAGAATCCGAAATACGAGTAGTCATTTGTTTTGTTTTAGTATGAGTTTATTAGAAAATCCTAATTATAATGTAAAAAATAATATTATATTTAATATTTCAATTTTTATTATTACATTATAGTTAGTATTTTTTCCCTTCTTCATCATCACTATCATCACATTCACATTCTAGTGTATCACGATTACCACAACTAATATGTGGGTCATTATCATTAAGTAAATTAGCTACACTAGTCTTAGCAATAATATATTCGCCATTGCTAGATATACCATTCGTATAATATACCTTCTTTATACCGTAATCAGATAGAGCAATAGTGCAGTGTAAGCAAGGTTGGGAATTAGAACCATTCGTTCTTCCTACGAAAATGGATTTCTTGCTACTCCCACCATCATTTTCAATAGCGTGAACTTCTGCATGTTTGCTATTACCATTATTAGTATATTGGTTATATCCAAAATTACTACTGGTAATTATATTTTTGATATTTCCGTTGTATAATCTATAATATTTAAATTAATAAAAATCAATTTTTGTTTAAAATTCTATATTTTATATTTTATAGTAGACCCATCTTTGCTCTATTACACAAACTAATATGTTCGTCAGAATTTGCTTTCAAACTACTAAATGTTTCTTTTGTAATAGTATCTCCATTGGTGTAATAAACGTTCTTAATTTTACCCATATGTCCTGTCATCATAGTATTAATACAGTGCATACAAGGTCGTGAATTACCCCCATTTGTTCTGATTATTAGAATTGATATCTTATTACGCATAGAGTATCGCTTACATCGGTAGTATTTATCTAGAGCATTTATTTCTGCGTGAATTGTTGTTATACCATTTATATCGTATTTATTGTATCCAATTGTTAGTATATTGGCTTTAGATGGAGGACCGTTAAATATGGCACATGCATGTTTATGTTTTTCGACTAAACCTTTTCTATTTTTATAAGTATTATTAGAACAACTAGTTCGTTTATCTATTAAATATTGTGTTAAATTTGATAGCGACATTTTTTAATAAATTTTGAAAAATCGTATTAATTAATAATATATAACTATATCATTAAGTTAAACTGTAAAAATATAAAGATTATAATCAATAAATCAATTTTGTACAACATTTCATTTAATTCGTAGTATTATATTAAATTATATTCACAATGTATTTTTTTTTATTATTTATTTTTTACTAATGCGTTTTGTATTACGTTTTTTAGTTCTAGTTCTAGTTTTGGGTTTAGACTTAGACTTAGTCTTAGTTTTAGGTTTAGTCTTGGTATTGGTCTTAGTCTTGGTATTGGTCTTAGTCTTGGGTTTAGACTTGGTCTTGGTCTTAGTTTTAGACTTAGAATTGCGTTTAGTTTTAGACTTGGGTTTTTTACCTCCACCTACTAGTTGTTCTACTACTGGTTGTTCTACTTCTACTAGGTTTCCATTAGTGCTACTTTCGTTTGATAAAGTAGAGCCTTCTAGTTTTAATACTGCAACTGCGTTTTCTTCTGGTTGTTCTGCTACTACTGATGGTACTGGTTCTGCTTCTACTGCTTCTTCTAATGTAGGTTCAGGTTCTTCTTTTTCGTTTGCTTCTGTTAGTTGTTCTGCTACTGGTTCTCCTTCGTTTTCCCCTTCTGCTACTGTTGCTACTGGTTCTCCTTCGTTTTCCCCTTCTACTACTGTTGGTTCTCCTGATGCTGCTACTGGTTGTTCTTCTTCTCCTTCTTCTCCTTCATTGTTTGTTGGTTCTCCTTCGTTTGTTTTTTCTACTACTGCTGATGGTCCTGGTCCTTGTGCTGCTGGTTGTGCTGCTGGTGCTGCTTCTTGTGCTACTGGTTCTGATGCTTCTTGTGCTGCTTCTGGTTCTGCTGGTGCTACTGGGTTTTCTTCTGGTTGTCGTTGTTGTGCTGCTGGTTGTGCTGCTGTAGGTACTACTGGTTGTCGTTGTTGTGCTGCTGGTTGTGCTGCTGTAGGTACTACTGGTTGTTGTTGTCGTGGTTGTGCGGCTACTGGTCCTACTTGTCGTACTGGTTGTTGTGTTCGTACTGGTTGTTGTGTTCGTACTGTTTGTACTGGTTGTTGTTGTTGTTGTTGTTGTCGTGGTTGTGGATTTGTATAGAATTTACCACAATATGTATCGTTGATTATCTTAAACATTGCAATTTCGCCAAGTGCTGCGATGGTTTGTGTTCCTATTGGTGCTGCATCAAATACACTTCTATACAAATCCTTTAAAAATTTATTATTTTCTAAGATTTTTTTTGTTGTAGCTGAATTCGGACAGTCAGCAAACTTATCTAATTCAACACTTCCCAAAAACTTGATTAATTCTGTCAATAAATATTCAACCAATTCAGTTCCTACATTAACATTATTAAAAATATTATTTAATTCTTTTATATAATTAGTTTCTTTGTCTTTACTTTTTTTTTCAATTCTGTCTAAAAATTTAGTTATAATTGTCTGTTGATACTTCCCAATTCTGTTTATAAAGAAATTTAAAATTTTTGATTGTTTGATATTTTGGTCATTTTGGGTATTTATTATTGTTGTTAAAAATGTATGGTCGCAAATTAAAACTAATAGAAAAGCAAATATATTACCATCTAGTGCTTCTTTTATATTAGATTTTTTTTGGTCTATTATTTGTTTACATATCTTGGTTTTATTACCTGTAAATGGAAATCCCCCTACTTGACCTACTTGACCTATATTATGTGGATTCACAAGTATTTTTTTAAAAAAATTCACTATTCCAACAATATTTCCATTATCTTTTAAAATTTGTAATAATATAATGGCATTCTCTTCAGTTGGCTTTTCAAAAAAGTTTTTACATATTTTTAATGTATCTCCCTGAATAACAGTATTAATAATATTACTAATTAGAACTTTAACATTATTAGTATTAGTATTTATACTTTCAAATATTTTTTTTGCGATTAAGATTTGGTTTTTTGTAATATCGCTTAATAAAGTTTCATTTACAACAGGAACAATAAATCCACTTTTATGATTATTAACTATATTATTTAGTATATTTAGTATCTGTTTTATTGTTTTTGTAAGGTCATCATCAACATTACCTCCCTTTTTTTTATATTTATTTATTTTCTTTTTAGTATATTTTTTAGGTTTATTGTGCATTTTCAAATGTAATTATCTATATTATAATAACGTAATAAAAATAAAAAAAATAGAAAAAAAAAATAGAAAAAAAATTATAAATAAAATAATGTATAATTTACAAAGAATTAATAAAGAATTAATAAAGAATTAACAAATTATTTTATATACTATTAAGTTTTGAAAATATCATTTCTCTAATTACATTAATATTATTATGTGTATAATTATTACGATAATCGGGTGCCATCAATTCTTCATTAATAACTAGATTATTATAATTATATCTTTTTTCTAATACATTATTGTAGAAATTATGATGTTGTTTTTGTAATTGCGTTTGATATTCATTTGATACAATTTCACCACTTCTAGCCCTTTCTACAAGTCTATTTATAGCATCATCGATATTGGTATCCAAATAAACATACAATGTAGGTTTAAATGGTATCATAGAAGACCACATTTTCCACCAAGTATTATACATTTTCATTCTAATAGGTCCCATAATATCTTTCATCATTTCCACAAATACATATTTATCAGTCATTGGGCTTCTTTCTATTAAATAATACTCTGTTTTATCATTCATATTAATTTTCTGTAATAATCGTTGTATTCTAGTAATCAATGTAAAAGTTTGGAATTCATAACAATGTTTTGGAATATCGCTATAAAACATTTCCAAAGCACCTGTTTGTTTCCATACATCAACGGGTTCTAGAATAGCCTTTGTTCTATAACCACAAGCATTCATATTCATAGCAAGTAATTTAATTAAAGTAGTTTTACCAGCACCAATAAGACCATCGACGATAATGAATTTCTTTTGAACTTTATTTTCCAAAAAATGTGTAATATATGATATTAAATATTTAAATAATATACCGCAAACAATAAAATATACGATTTGATATAATACAAACAATACTGTCCAAATTGATATATTGAATGTAGTATTGGATATAATATTCGATATTGTGTTAGATGTTGTATTGGATATATTATATATATATAGAGGAATTATATCGTCCTCTTGTATATTTTGGTTATCCATAATAAGGAATATGTATAAATTTAATATTTAATAATTAATATTTGTAAAAACAAAATTCATAAATCAATTTTATAAAGTTAAATTTTGTAATAATGTTTCAATCTTCATATTTCTGTAAATGGAAGTTCCATTATTTATCATTTCCACTAATTTTGTTTTAAATTTCCGTAATACTTGGATATAATCTTGTCTGCTAGATACACCAATATCATTAAATCTTATAATGACAACATTCAAATCTTTATAATCTTCTAATGATAACAAATTAAGAGCATTAAAGAATTTATGAGTAGCATCTGATTGCCCTTCTATTTTTAATAAGAATTCTAATAATTTTTGTTGATTTGGTGTAATGTTATCATCTACTAATTTTTCACGTTGTTTAACTTCTGTATTATATCGTTCCTCTAGTACAACATTATTATTTACTGATTTTTGTGAGTTATTAACAACATTATTAACAAAATTATTAACAACATTATTAACATCATTATTAACATCATTATTAACATTATTATTATCATTATTTACTTCTTTAAATTTATATGTTTGATAAGTTCCATCTTTATAACTAACAGAGAAACCAGAACCAATATTATTAGTAAGTTCTTTCTTATCATCTTCGTCTAAGAAAGGGTCTGCTTTTGTCATAGTATCAATATTATCACTAGGCATTTCAAATGCTTCTACTTCTATACTCTTAACATTATCAGAATGTTCTTTACTTAGTTTGTGATTATTATAATTCATAATTTTTGTGAATGCGATATCACATAATTTACAATAATATTTTGAATTAGCCTTTTTACATTTTTTAGTATGTGCTGTTAAAAAAAGTTCTTTTTCAAAATATGTTTTACATAATGGACACTTAAATGGTGTCATTTTTTGGTATATTAATTCCTGTAATTTAGTAATTTCCTCAGATGAGGCTTCAAATAGTTTTGTCGACATATTTAAAATAAAATAGATTATATTAAATAAATTATATTAAATAGATTATATTATTATATGAAAAATAAGAAAATGCTTAAACTAATTATCAACTGAACTTTTTTATTAAAATACGAGATTATTATCTCCAAATTTAGATTGAACTATATACGATGTTGTAAATCCATCTTTCGAATAAAGGGCATTCTGTCCTAAACCAGGATATGAATTAGGACCACATTCTTTCTGCTGTTTAATACAAGCATCTTTCATTGATGAATAGATGCCAACTAAGTATTGAGTAGGAACTTGTTGATTGGTATTATATTTCATTACCAAATATAAATCATTACCGTGCTCCATATTTGATGGGTTAATATTGTTATTAGAAATTTTATATTATTAATATTTTTATTAGAAATATGATATGATATGATATTTAATTAAATACTAAATCAATTTTGTCCTCTTAAAGTGATTTTTTATTTCATAACATTTTTATTTCTTTTACTTTCTTCTCTAGTTAATTTAACTTTATTCATTTCCTCGTGAATTGTTTTATAATTAACAGCATCTAGTATAGGTCTACATTGCCAATAAAATGTATTATAAGGTATGCTAATCTTATAACTAGATGGGAAAAATCTTTTCAAAGGCGACCCTTTCATATCCAATTGTTTTTGTATTTCATTAGCCATTAAATTTTTACTTGCTAGTGGCAATACCATTACTAGTAATTCTTGTGGTTTAATAGGTTTCCCCTTATAAAATTCTATTTGGTTAATATTTGTTAAAGACAATTTTGCGTCTTTCATTCTTTCTAAGAAAGAGAAAATGTCAGAACATAAAGGTCCATAGTGATATGGGTAAAACCAAGACCAACTATCGACTTCCTTGAAATAATAACGGAATGTCCATACTAGTGATTCCAAATATCTTTTAACAACATCGTCTTTTCCATCAGGATTATATCTATTAAAGCAAGTGTTATAATAACGCTCTTGCCACCGTGAAGTAAAAGGGTCAATCTTCTTTTCAATATAAAGATGTTGTAAAGGAAAGAATTTCATTTTTTGCATTTCCTCTTCCAACTTATTATTAACACGGTCTAGTCTTATCTTCTTACGTTGTCTATGTTTATGATAATTACGCATATCTTCAGTTTCAGTTCTAGCCAACTCTTCAAATATACGTAATAGTATCAAATGATTGATTTGCATATTATTCCTATTAACGAGGAAATCTCTATGCATGTTATAAATATTACAATAAACACTCATTAATTTATCACAACCATTATTATCCAATGACAAATGTGGAATATGTGGTATAAAATCATTACCTAGGATATAGCAAAAGAATACAAAATCATCAATCATTCTTTCGTGTTGAATATCCTCTTCTGGCATTACATCTTCTAAATATGTTTTGAATTCACTTAATATACTTTGCTTGGTTTCATATATATCCAAATAAAGAAATTTATGACCTTCGTATTCAAAAGCAAAATTTCCAAATTCGGTTTTCTCCCTCAATAAGTATATATTAGGATTATATTTACTAGCAATTATAGAAAGCATAATTAAATCAGCGTCTAGTCCATACACTAGAATTTGGTCATTACTAGTCCAAGTTGCTTTTTTAATATAACGCATCAATTTATGTTCTCCCTCTAGTGGAGTATTATAACCTGAATATATAAACTTTATACTAGGATATTTGCTATGAAGTTCATCAATGTGTTTATGAAATGCTTGATGTAAAGCTTCCATAAATTCCGTTCCAGGAGTAATCATATTTGTATCAATTGGATTAGGCGTTGTTGGCGTTTCGTTATAGTCAGTATCTAACTTACGAATTTTATTTTTCTCATCAATACTATGAAATCTCCGCGTTCTTTGTTGTTCTATCTTAGCACGTGGTGGAACTCCGTCGATTGCTAGAAATACTGTTTTAAGTGATGTATTACTAGCAGTCGTATCAGATGGTAAATCATATATTTGTATAAGCAAATCTAAATAACCTAGGGTGTTGTTGATTAGGCTTTCAATTGTAGTACATTTATTAACATTGAATGCTGTATATATACCCCCATTGAAGTCTAAAAACAAATGATTATTTGCATTTTTGTTAGGTAATCCAGTTTTAATTACAGTTCCAATAGTACCATCGGGTGCTACATATTGCGAATCATTGTAATTTTGTACAAATCTATACATTCCAGGAATACCCATATTTGATTGGATTATTTATATAAAATTTATTTATTTATTTTGAAAAAGTTTGTATAGTAATATAATGTTCATTTGTTAAGTAGTCTAATTTCGCCAAAAAAATCAATTTTCATTCACTAGTGTAAAAATTGAAATACAACATATGAATTTGAATTACATAACACAATATAAGTATTATAATCAAAAATCGTATTGAATTTTAGATAAAAAACCTATACCCAATCATGTCAACTACAATGGCTTCTAAGGCTTCTAAGTCTACTAAGGCTTCTAAGTCTACTAAGGATATTACTACTAAGGATATTACTACTAAGGATATTAAAAAAGCAAAGGGTAAGAAGGCTTTGAAGGTAGAAGATGTAGAATCTGAAGATGTAGACTCTGAAGATGATAATATTATGGAGACCACTGAAGATAATAATTTGAGCGATAGCGATGATGAAACTCAGGAAAATATTCGTCCTTATGATGGAACATTCCGTAAAGATGCTTTAAAAAAGCGTGAACAGGTTCCATTTGCACTAGAGATTATAGATAATATTAGTCAGAATTTTACACTTGAAGGAATGTCTCAAAATGATTTACGAACTATGCTCCTTTCTTGTATTACTAATGATACTGTAGAGGAATTAGAAAAGAATCTTAAAAGGGCGAAACGCCTAGGTAAAGTTAAGGCTGAAAAGTTTATTGCCATTAATGAAAAAGGCAAGGCTCTTCATGCGAAATCAAGTTATATATTATTTAGCAAAGATAATCGTGAAAAGGTAATAACTAAAACAGGATTAAAGGGAACTGATATTACGAAAGAACTTGGTAAAATGTGGACATCTCATAAGGAAAAGGACGATAAAACATATCATAAATATATTAAACTTGCTGAAGACGATAAAATCCGAGTTAAAAAGGAATCTGAATTGCAATATCAAGAAGCACTTACAAGTGGAAAGATTGCTCCACCAAAACCTAAGAGACCTAAGAGTTCATATTTATGTTTCAGCAACAGCCCTAGTCGCATAGAAGATATTAAAAAAAATAAATTGAATATTGGTGATGCTGCGAAAGAGAATGGCAAATTATGGTCTAATTTTAATGATAAACAAAAAGAACCCTATATTAAGGAAGCTAATAAGTTGAAGATTGCTTACCAAAAGGAATTCGAAATATGGGAGAAAGCTTGTAAAAAACTTAGTATTAAGAATGACGATAGCAAAAAATCTAATAAACGTGAAGTTGAAGATACTAATAACTCAGATGATGACGATAATAACTCAGACGACAATGGTCCCGAATCGCAAGATGATGACGATAATAATGATGTGAGTGGAGAATCGGACGAGGATTAAATATAATACATATTATATTAAATATTTATTAAATATTTAAAAAAATTTTAAATTATATAACTTAACTTAGTTTGTAATAATTTCTTTTTTTTTTGCTTAAAAGATTATTGATTATGTATAACCACATATATATAATATTATTAGTATAATTTTTAAAAATGGAACATCATGTTATAAATTTTAAATTAGATAATTCATATATTAAAACAGGTTATTTTCCAGACATTAAAATATTAACACATACATCTAATCAGAATATTGACAATTATATATTATCTAAAGATGATATGAAAAAATTATTTATTACTAAGAATAAAATTGACAAGTATTATAATAATAATGATTATGATAATTGTTGGGATGTTATTAAGAAATCAACAAATCCATATGAAATGATATATATAACAAATAAAAAAGAACGTAATAAAAGTGTATCACGATATGACCCACTCAGCCGCAGTTATTTCAAAATGATTGAAATGGGTTGGGAATTTTGCAAAAAAGAACTATCTACTAATAAACCTATTACAACAGCACACTTAGCCGAAGGACCTGGTGGATTTATTGAAGCTATAACAACAATGCGTAAAAATAAAAATGATAGAATTTTTGGTATGACATTGGTATCAAATTCGAAGGAAGTTCCTGGTTGGAAAAAGTCGTGGTATTTTTTATCAAATAATCAAAATGTTAACATATTAAAAGGAATTGATGGCACTGGAAACTTATATAATATAGATAATCATATTTATATGGAAAATAGGATTGGAAATGATAAAGCTCTTATTATTACTGGAGATGGTGGGTTCGATTTTTCCGTAAATTTTAATCAACAAGAATTTCAAGCACAAAAATTAATATTCGCACAAGTCATATTAGCATTAAGCATACAAGAAATCGATGGTTGTTTTATATGTAAATTATTTGATACATATAGTTTCGTATCAAATCAAATACTTTTTTTATTAATGTGTTGTTATCGCGATGTTATCTTATTTAAACCAAAAACCTCACGACCAGCAAATTCCGAAAAATATGTTATATGTAAAGGATTTAATGGTATATCAAGTAGTAATATATATAAACTTAGATGTGTGCTAGATAAATGGAACCATCTACCTAAAAATACATATGTATTATCATTATTCGATAATATACCATATAATTATTTATCTGTTATGAAACATATTAATAAATTAATTCAAAATGAACAAACAAATTACATTGAATCAACAATTTGTTTAATGGAAAATCCTACTAATTTTGATATGAAATACGCATATACATTAGAAGAACAAATCCAATTAGCACAGGAATGGTGTATAAAATATAAAATTGATTATAATCAATAGATTTACATTATATATTTTTAAAATTATATATTTTTAAAAACTTAAATTACATCTTAAGGATATTCTGACTTACAATAAGTAGAAAGTATTGTAATTTAGTGTCCAGTATTCAAATAAATTTATATATATTCAAAAATTTATATATATAAAATGGCGTCTAAATTTGAAAATTGTTTGAAAAGGCAAAAATGGGAAAGGTTTGGAGATGCGAAAAGTGTAAATAATTTTGAGGAACATACTCAGGTATGTGATGATACATGGATGGAATATAATGAAGAAGTATATAAGTCAAAGAGAACCCGCTCTTACATTACATCAAAGGTTAAAGGTTATGGTGGTGATGGTTCTAATGAAGAGAAATATGTGTTGATGAATTGTGATGACGAACATTTTGATAGTGAGATGAGAAATATTGGTTATTATAAGATGAATGCTTTAAAACATTTGAATAAATTAATCTGTAATTTTTGTAGTGGAGATCATTGGACAAAGGATTGTAAAGCAAAGGATTTTTATTTGAAATTGCAGGAGATTGAAAATAAACAGACAGAAGCATTAGAGAGGAAAAAACAGGAAAAAATAGAAAACTCATCATATGTTCCACCTACTTTACGAAAAACTGATATAATTCACGATGAGAAGAAATCAATTCGATTAATTAATATTCCCACAAATATACCAACTGATGGACTACAGTCATGGTTAAATAAATATAATATTATGGATAAATATAGCATTTCCCGCCCAAAGGATAAATTTAATGGTGGATTTAGAGATTTTATATTTCTAAATTTTAATTCTAATATGGAAGCTACCAAAACCTTTGAACTCTTAAATTCTACTAGAATGAGAATTAGTCATTATATTATTACAGTAGAATGGGCTAGATATTAGTTTTATCTAGTCATTTTTACAACTAGAATTACCTAATAAGAATTTTCTAATACTAAAACATTTTTTATTATATTTTATATTACATTTTTCAACACCATATTCTATATATTTCTGATTAAGATATATTCCAAACCCAATCACAATAGTCATTACAGCAATAACAGCCAACGCATATTTCACATCATTAATAGACTTAGTTGTTTCTTCATTTTCACTATAATAATCCTTTTGAACTAGATGTAATATATATATAATAAATATAATACTATATGCTGATAATGTAAATTCCCAACGCGTTTTTGATGTAATTATATAAAATATATATATTGCTATTGTTCTTATAGCAGTCATACCCACTTTTTCTCTACGCACTGTTCCATCATCTTCAATAACTTCAAATGGTGTTAAATGTGTTATAAAAAAGAATAAACACATAAATCCCGCAATATGTTTAACTAGAATGTTATTTGTTAATAGGTTTTGGACCCTACAGCCTAGCAGTTCACCAATATAATTGCTACTAATTGTTAATATGAATAAGCCAATAGCAATTGATGTATTATCAATATTTTCTATTAAATAGTTTTCTTTTATAGTTTCTTCTTTTTGTTGAGAATATGCCATTTTGATTATTTACTTTATTTTTTTTATTTTAATTTTGTATTTATTTATTTTATTTACTTTATTATTTACAAATATTTTCAATTATAAATTAATTAGTTTAATACCAATTTATATAGATGACCGTAATTAATAAAAATAATAAAAATAATATTTGTAAAAAATTGTAAATAATTATGTCTTCTCCAAATGAAGTAGAGGGTATATATATATCTAATCCAATTGGACGATTAGGTAATCATATTATTACAATTATGAACGCAGTTTATATGAGCGACCTTTTCAATTATAAATGGATTGCTCTTAGTGATGAATATAAAGCATTTCCCAAACTTATTGATGTTGAAAATAAAAAAGTATATCTAACTAGAGACAATGTTGATATTACAAACTTTCGTAAAATGAGTGGTTTCCTAGTATTTCACATTTCACATTACCTTGGAAAAGGTAGAGAGAAACTAGACTTTAATAAATATAAAAGTATATACCAAGAATATTTTCCACTATTAGCATCTAGTATCAATAAAGCACAATTTGAATTTAATAAAGGTATTGAAATTAACTTAAAAAATACATTGTCATACCACGAAAATAAAACACTCTATACTCATCTCAAATTTACTGATAATCTACACCCTAATCTACACTTCAAATATAATGTATTACCAATTAACTTATACATTAAACTAATAACAGACTACAAATTTGATGTTCTAGTTGTTGTATCGGATACTCCTAATAATAATTACTTAGACGAATTACGTAGTCGAGTACAAGAATTAGGAAAACACTTAGAAGTAGTTCACGGTCATATTTGGAATGACTTTACTACTTTAGTTAATGCCAAATATATAGTTATGGATATGTCTACATTCACTTGGACGGCACATCTAGTATCACCTAAACAACAATATATATTTATGTGGCCACTATTCTTCACACGCTTCTTAGCAAAGTGGAGACATTACGTAGATATTATGCTTTTCGATGATAAAGATGTCATTAGTAGAGAAAATTATTGTTTCTATAATTTATCAAAATATCCTGAATGTGGTGAATGGTATGCTACAGAACCTCATCTCCAATTAATGATAAATTGGGACTCTAGTAATCTTATTATCCTTACACCTGATAGAATATCAACTTTTAATAAGGCACGAAACAAACCAAATTTTGATTTAAATGAAATATTAGCAAAATATGATGAAAAAGAACCATCAGATGATATAATAACATCCGATGATACAATCACACCCGATGACATAGTTATAACAGATAATGAAATCGCACAACAAGAATTAATTACTAGTAGGAAAATAGCCTTAGTTGGTCCTGGTATAATGGAAATCCCACCAAAAGGCTGGGGAGCAGTTGAAATTTTAATTTGGGAATATTACCAAGAACTAACTAGACTAGGTTGGGACGTCGACATCATTAACACAAAAGACACTAATGAAATAATACGTAAAATTAATAGACAACAAAGCACAACAGCACCTTACGCATTCGTCCATCTTCACTACGACCGCTTCTACACAATACTTAATAAATTGGAAGTTCCACATATCGCACTAACTAGTCATTATCCCTACATTGATAAACCTGAAAAACACGATGGTGATGGATATACACCTATTTTCAACTTCCTAACATCACAAACCAAATATTACAATGTTATGCTAAGTCAAAAGGATACTACAGCAATCATACATAATGGTGCTAGTAAAAACAAAATACGTATGATAAGAAATGGTGCTAACCAAGATAAATTCCAATTCATTGAAGAATGTGAATATCCCGAGAATAGCATTTGTTTAGGTTGGATTACAACCCGTAAAAGACAAAGTTTCCTACAAAAACTTCCTGAGCTTAACATATATTTCGCTGGAAGACCAGAAGACCCCGATTTCAACTACAATTCACCATACTACTTAGGTGAATGGACTAAAGATGAAGTATATACGAAGATGACCAAATATAGCAATCTAGTATTGCTAAGTGGTGGAGAGGCAGACCCTCTAGTAGTAAAAGAGGCTATGATGGCAGGTATAGGTATTGTAATTAACCAAACGTCTGCCGCTCATTTAATAGAAAAGCCGTGGATTACACTGATACCAACTGATAAAGAGACTGACCTAGTATATATTAAGGATGCTATACTTAAGAATAGGGAAATATCGATAAAACCCGAAATTAGGAAACAGATTAGGCAATATGCTGAGGAAATGTTTAGTAATACAGTGATTGTCAAGGAATATTCCGATTGGCTTAATAGGATTATTAGTCCAAAGCCGAAGGTTGTATTAGTTGGAACGGGTATATCGGCAATTCCAGCGAAGGGTTGTGGTGTTTGTGAAGGTATTGTATGGGAATATTATCAGAGATTGAATAAGTTGGGGTATCCAGTTATTATAGCGAATGATGAGAATAAGAATTATAGAAATATGATTGATAAGATAAATAATTTTAATGCTGATATTGTACATATTATGTATGATGATAGGATTGATTTACTACCATTTATCAAAACATATGATAATCGTCCTCGTATTATTTATACTAGCCATTGGGGATATTTACCACAGATAGCAAAGAAGAGACATGACCCATATACTTCTAATATCTTTAATAAGGCTATCTTGGCTAGAGATAAGGTTGAATATTTTGTGTTATCAGATGAAATAAAGGATATTTATATTAAGAGTGGTGTGCCAGAATATCGTATTAAAGTGGTTCATAATGGTGCTGATGAAAGTATGAGGTTTGTGGAAAATGTAAAGTATCCTGACCGAGTAATATATCTAGCAAAGATTGATTATCGAAAGA